ACTACTGTTTACTTTTTCATCAAATTTACTTTTGACATCATATGCCAAGTTGACAGCTCTGACCGTGCCTGCTGCATCTTTAATTCCGTCTGTGATACCGTAGCCGGCAAGCGTTGTAGCTTTATTAGCTTTGTTTGCAAGGCCGTTGCTCACATCGGTTGTGTTAGCTTTATTTTTCAGCGTTGTCTCAGTGCTCTGCAAACGGGAGTTAATCGAATCAATGTCGCTTTTGTTTGCTTTATTCGTAAGATTTGTGTCAACCGTATCAAGCCTTGCTCCAAGTGAATTTTGACCGCCTCTTGCCGTGGCTATTTCGGACTTCACGGTTTCAAGGCTTGCTTCCTCAGCGGTAAAGCGTGTGTTCAGGTCGGCAGAATCACCTCTTGCCGTGGCTATTTCGGTTTCAAGTGCAATTGCTCCGTCTGTTGCCCGTTCAATCCCCTCGTCCATATGGTTGAGGTTGTCGGCATTGAGAGCAGGAGCAGAGCCGTTCACAAAGCCGATTTTATTGTATTTGTCCATTCTCTTTTATTTCCTTTCCTAATCGCTTTTCACCCTTTGATGTGAGGGTAGTTATAAATCCGTCCATTTTCTTATTGAACACAAATGTTTCGATTGTCGGCAAATCCTTAAACGGAGTTTTAATTGTGTACTTATCGCCTGCCTCAAGCCACCAATACGAAAACAGCTTAATTTTTGTCGGGCGGTATTTATATACACTGCCAAAAAAATTAGCAGAATTATATTTAGCACCGATATCACTTGCTGTTGTTCTGCACCTCATCAAAATATTATCGGAAACATACCACGAAAAATCGTTACTGTTGCCATACAAATATGTTTTTTTATCGGCAAACTTAGCACTGTACATACGGATAGGTTCAAGTTCGTAATCCTCAAAAGACAGGTCCTTGTATGAATCAACGGTATCTGCCGACTGTTTGCCGTAGAGCGATAAAAATTCAAGATTCCCGTATTTAGGGTCAATCATCGCAAAACACAAGGATAATTCCGCATAAGCCTGAATTAAATCTGATAGGGAAATATTCTTTATAACCTTTTCCACGCAGGCATCATCAAAATTAAGAGGCAAACTTAAAATATCAAGTTTCGGCAAGTATGAAACAGCCTCCACACCGTAATCTTCCCACTTATCATAAAGGGCGCTGTATAGATGCATAAAAGTTTCGTCTTTTGCATAGTGAGCATAACCATAACCAAAACTGCCGTCCTCGTTCTCTTTGCCTGCAAACCACAAAGACACATCCACCTTTGACATATCATAAAAAGCGTCATAGGCTGTGATTTTGACGATGTTACGCTGTTTTTTATCTCTTTGAGCCGACTGAATTTTGCCGTAGAAAACAGGACATTCAACCGTTCCTGTTTCGGCAGGACAAATAAGAGTATTTGACGGGTACAAATCATCTGACGGATACAGCTCCGATTCAAGATATGTTGCCGTTATGATGACCTGTACCGTCTTTCCTATCAAAGCCGAGCAATCATAATCAATGAGTTTCACGCTCATTTCAGAGGCTATGCAACCGCCGAATTTCAATTCTTTTTCAACGATTTCATTTTCAAGCGAAAAACTGTCAAGCACGATACTTTCACCTGTTATATTCTCAAAACTGCCGTCGGGGGAATGCAGGGCAACGGTGTTGTAAAGTGTGTTTGTTTTCAGCTTATCAGCAATTTCTTTAGATACAAGCATTTTTAAGAATCACCCCTTAATACTCAATCAGCTCAACCGTAATCGGCTGATAGGTTATATCATTCTTTTCGGCATTCATTACGGTATATTCAATATCGGGAATATAAAAATAAGAGGTGTAATAGCTGTTCGTTTCATCGTTCCAATAAGTTACCCTGCATTTCCTCTGTAACTTATTCGTCATTGAGAGGTTGATAATCGACTGAAAATCAATCTTTTCGTTAAGATGAAGAATGTGAGTTGAAAACGAAATTTTTGTTTTGTAATTTGGCAGCGTTGCCCTTTGAAGTGTACCTATCTGATCTCGTTCCGCAGAAGTTTCAAGTCGCTGATTCGGAGTTGACGAAAATGCGCTAATGTACTTATTCGGCATTATGTTGTGGCCGAATTTAAGCAAATAGCCGTTATAATTTGACATAGCATTCCCCCTTTATGCAAATGCGGATTTACCGTTGTGTCTGCGTCTGTAAAGCTCATCCTGCCTTATCATTTCTTCAAAAAGCGTTGAACCCTCAAGTTCTGCCGTAAACAAATAAGTGTTGCCGCCGTTATTGCGGAAGATAATGAACATTTCATAAATGCGTTTAAGCAGGTCAAGAATTTGCGTAAGAATCACGGTATCCTGACCGCCCGAATTGTCGAGCATACCCTGCAACTTGTTGAGCGGAGAAATAACCTCAGGATTGCCGCTGTTAGCGCCTGCGTTATCGCCGACAACAGCAAGTGTCGGAGCTTTAACAATACCGCCTTTTGCAAATTTTCGTGCCGGTGATTCCGTGGGTTCTTCAAATCTCGGAATGAGAGGCGGATTTTCAGGCATTGAAAAGTTCCAATCCTGTCCAAATGCCGCTCCGATAATACCTGCTAATCCGCCGATTGAATTAACAACGCCCGAAACAAAGTTATAAATACCAGTCCACAACGCATTTATGCCGTCAATGATTGCGTTTATAATGAACTTAAACACGGCGCAAATGCCGTCCCAAATACCTTTGAAGAAGTCATAGATGCCCTGCCATGCTTTTTTCCAATCGCCTGAGAAAACACCTGTAATGAAGTCAATTAGACCGCCGAATGTTTTCTGTATAGAGGTAACCAACCCACCGATAAATGTAAACACATTATCAAACACCCTTTTTACGGCATTGAAAACATTCTGAAATATAGGTCCCCAAAAGCTGACAAGCCAGTTTACAAACGGTGACAGGAAGTTATTCCACACGGTTGAAACACAGTCTGCAACCTTGCCGAAGAAGTTTATTGCACCTTCAAAAACAGGCTTCAGCCAGTTTTCCCAAGCTGACTTTACGATTGCTACGATAAAATCCCACGCAGGCTTAATCCATTGATTGTAAACATTCATCAGGGTTGTGCCGATGTTGGTAAACATATTGCAGATATTCTGAAAAATCTGCTGTCCGCTGCCGTTCCACCAATTACTGATAATTGTTCCGATATCTCCGAAAATCTGACCGACAAGATTAAAAACATCTGCAAACTGCAATTGTAAATTTTCAAGAAATTTTGTGATTGTTGCACCGTCATTTTCAGTCCATTCAACAAGGCTTTCGGTTGCGATTGAAAACGCACCCGAAACAACTTCGCCGACTGAACCCGCAAAGGTTGTAAGACCGCTTAAAAGATTGAAAATTGATTCTTCCATTTGAGGGCGAACATTGTCAATTGCATTGCCTGCAAGTGTACCGAAATTATCAAAAAAGATTGAAAGGTTGTTATAACCGTTTGTAAGATTGTTGCCTATGGTGTCGATAAAGCCGATAATCTTTTCCCTGTCTTTTGAGATCCACTTAGCAACACCGCCTGAAATGGTCTGAAACGACTTTCCGCCGATTGTCGCAACCGCTCCGAATGCAGAGCCGATTGCCCCGAGTTTTGCAGAACCGACCTTTTGCATTGTGCCGAATGCCTTTTGAACTATGGGAACAGCATTATCAAAAACGGTCTTGCAGTTCTTGCCTATAGCTGACCAATCAACCTTGTTAATACCTTTCTGTACATTCTCGACAAAACCTTTAAATCCGCTTTTTTCGTATAGATTTTTGAATGCACCCGAAAGATTTTTGCTTGTGTCCTTGACAACATTCTTTGCAACAGCTCCGCCCGATGAACCGCCTGAAGAGCTTTTTGATGAGGAGGTGTCTGACTTTGAAGATGAGCTGTCAGAGCTTGAAAGCACATTCAGCTTATCAAAGCCCGCAACACTTCTCTTTGCTTTTTCGGAACTTTTCTGAACATTATCAAGTGACTTTGAACTGTCATCTGCCGTATCCGTAAGGCTTTTGGCAGAATCGGACGCAGATTTGATATTACTTGCGGTGTTGTTGCCTGTATCCCAGCCGAAGACCTTTGAAAGCGATTCAACCGCACCTTTGGCATATTCCGTTAAAGTTGCAAGTGCGGAACTCAACCGCTTTACAACCTGAGTTGCCACCTGAAGAATAGGCTGACCGACTACGGCAAGGAGCTGTTTCCAACTTTCTCTGAGGTTGCCCGTTACATTCTCCCAACCGTCTGCTTCACGGCTTGCCTGTCCCATAGCACCCGAAAGCTGATTAGCGTCCTTAACCATTTGCAAAAGCGTGAGCTGTTTCTGCGATTCCGACAAATCCGTAAATGACTTGCCATACAACTTATTAGCCGCCGCATTTCGTGTGGTTTCAGTACAGGACAAACCGAGTGCGGCGTCATTTTCAAAGTTACCTTTGAGGAATGATTTCAGGCTTTCTGCGGTGTCTTCAAGCGAACGGTCGTAATATGCGGCACTGTCGGCTGTTACCTGTAAAGCCTCCTGCATCATTCCCAAAGCACTTGAACTGTCCATACCCGTAGTTTTGGCAAAGGCATAAATGCTTGTGCCGACACCCTGTAATCGGGTTTCAAGAATACCGCTTTGATCGGCAACGCTCTGAATGGCTGATTCTGCCTGTGACTGCATTGTGCCGAATGTCTGCTCAAACTGCGAATTTGCCGCATTGACTTCCGCAGCCGATTCAATGCACTGCTGACCGAACTCCTTGATTTTGGCAACGGAGAAGGCGGCAACCACAGCCATTCCTATTTTCTTAAACGAAGATGAAACCGAATTGCTTAACTGCTCACCGCTGCCTTTGATATTTGAAAACTCTTTCTCGGTTTTCTGAGAAACACCCTCCGCAACCTTAGAAAAAGATTGTTTCATATCCGTGCTTACATTTTCAAAATCTTTTGAAAGACTTGAAAATGCCGAATCAAACTTTTTCGTAATTGAATCGGAAATCTTATGCAATGTTTTGGAAATATCATCACCCGTAAGCCTGACATCAAGCTCAATTTCACCCGCCTTTGTCGCCATATTCACCACTTCCTTTCATTTTAGATTCTTTAAAAACAGGCATAAAAACAGCGCACACCGTTATGATGTACGCTTAAAAAAATTGCAGAAGAATAGCCACCCCGTTTGGAGTGGCTTTTTGTTTTATTTGTTGAGTTCGTAGTATTTGATGTCGATTTTCGGAAGTGACACATTGTTGCCCATTACGGTTTCATATGTATAGTCGCCGTCACAAGTTCCCCAGAATGTGATTACATCATCTTCAAGGAGTTTGTCCGCACCGTCAGGAATTTCTACAGTTGCGTAGATTGTATCAGTCCACAATGGTTCATCAAGATACTCATTTTCTTCTTTGGTTATATTGATTCTCAGGTCAACCGAATCGCCCCAGCCTTCCTGAACCTGAATAATCTGACCTTCAAACTTGTAGTCATTACCTTTGTACTTGTCAGGGTTTCTTGAAAGAGTTTTAAAGTCGATTGTTTTGCAACCGTCTTTAAATTCTTTTTCAACCTTCTTCGGATCTTTAGTAGGCTTTTCTGTTGCAACTTCTTTTGTGGTCGGTGCTTCTGTCGCTTTTTCAGTCGCTTTTTCAGTCGCTTTTTCAGTCGCTTTTTCTGAACTCTGATTTGCAACAGTAGTTTCCTGCTTTGATTTGTTTGAGCTGCTGTTACCGTTAATTGCACCGTTTACACCGCCAACAATCATAATAGCAACAACGATAATAACCCAAAAATACCAACGCTTGTAAATTTTCTTCTTTGCATTTGCAGGATTTACGGTTGCCGAGGTTGAATCGTTTCCGCCAAAGCCTGCACCGCACTTGTCGCAAAATTTTGCATCGTCCTTTAATTCGTTTCCGCAATGTGGACATTTCATAAACATACACTCTCCTTAATAAATTTGTTAGTGTATGTTACATTTTATCACTATATATTAACATTGTCAAGAATTTTGTAGATACAGCGAAAATTATGTACAAATTTACAGATTAGCGAAGAAGTTTTGAAATTCTGCAAGAACGGTGTTCATATCTTCGTCTGAATAGTGCTTTACATTCCTTGACCGCCATTTGTTGCGGATTTTATGTTGTGACGAAGTAAAGTTTTTCAAGACCTCTTTGTCGGTTTCAAGGCGAATTTGAACCGTTCTTGCAAGCGGTGTTTCGGGTCCTAAGCCTTGCAGAAGTGAGCAGAACTCATTCCAACTCATTTTTGCAAAATCCTTTGAATAAATGCTGACCCCGTACTCCGAGCGAAAGCTCGACACGATTAAATCAAAGTCATCAATCAGGTCGTAGCCGGGGTCTGAGCTTCCCCCTCGTCAGTCAAATCGCCTGTTGCAATTTTGGCAGATTCGCTGATAAGGGCGTTGAAATCGTGCATATTCAGCTTTAACTTTTCAATCTTTTCTCTCTCGGATTCATCAAAAAGAAGATGATACATTTCGATAACATCTTTACTTTTACCGTTGCCGTCCTCAAAAAGTGCCGCAACTTTGAGCATTGAAACTGCGTCATTGTTGATTGCAAGGTCAACATTTTTAACTCTGACACTCGGCTTTTCCTCAAAATTAAGCTTGTCTGTAATATCAATTAACTTTGACATAATCGTTCATTCCTTTCGTTTTTTAAGCGGCTGCTGTATATACAGGTTTGCCGTTTGACATAACTTCAAATTCAAGCGGAGCAACACCCGTACTTGCGCCTGCACCGTTTGATGTAACGGATACAACTGCATTTTTAAAGAGGACGGTTGCACCGTTGGGGAAGGTCCACATAAACGAAACTTCTGCCTTTCTGCCGTTTTCAAATGCAAGGGCGGCAATCTGGTCGTTACCTGCGTCACCGATTGTACGCTTGCCCTTTACCGAAATTGTGATTGACTTTGCTGTCATAAGCCTTGACTTCCAGCCCTCGTTTTCAAAGGCTGTCCATTCCTCGACACCGTTGTCAAATGCAACAGAAAATTCTTCGCAGTTAGCAATATTTGTCGTGGCGGATTCTGTTCCTGCCTTGCCAACCGCAAACTGATTTTCATAGCACGGGAATACTCCCGATTCAACTTTTGCCATAAAATTACTTCCTTTCGTAATAAAATTTAACTTCAATGACCTGCTCATACACACCCTTGTCGTCTGTTCCCACATCAACGGGTTCTTCCGTGAGCAGTTCGATTATATAGATTTTGTGTTCCTTAATTTCAACTTTTTTAATGCCGTAAAGCGTTTCGTAAAGTCTGCGTGCAAACTCCTCGGTTTCTCTTGCGTTGTCGGTGTAATGGATAAGCAAAGACACGCTTATTGTATCGTAGGTACTTTCACCGCCGATTGCCCTTGTGGGTGTTCCCGACTGCTTTAATGAATACACACCGATTGACCTGTCCTGCTTGTTGTCAAGCTTGCCGATGTAATAATACTCGGCTGAGGTAACGCTTTTGAGCCAATCTCTGATGTCCGATAAGTAAATCAAAGTCCTGCTTCCTTTCTGTATAATCTCACAAATGCCCGACTGCAAAAATTCTGCCGTGTACCGCCCTCAAGCCACGGTGAGAACCATTTACCGCCGGCGGCAATGTTTTCCTTACGGCTGAAATTATACTCGGGATGAAAATACAACCGCCTTGCATACGGAGTGCTTGACACAATTTTAACCGTGCCGTTCCAACTCTGCGCACAATCTTCAAAGGTATTTTCGTTCTGAAGATTACCCGTATCAAACGGCATTACCTGCGTGTTTTTCACCTGTGTAAGAAGTGCGTCACCTGTCTGTTCAAGAGCCTGTTGCTTTGCCCTATCAAGCTGTTTTACAACAGGTATATTGAGTTTGATTTTTGATGATACCGAAAATCCCATTAAATCACATCCAATTCCGTAAAATTAACTTTGCCGTCGGGGTTGCGGTGTTTTGTACCCTGTACGATGTTTCGTTTTACGCCGTCAAGGATTACAAAGCCACCGCTTAAAGTGGGGCTGTCGGGAGCAATGTCGCCGTCAAAAAGCAAGACAGCCGACACCCGAACAATTTTCTGCTCTTTGGTATAGACCGTCTTTGCCTTTGACTGCATATTACACAAGGCAGAGCCACCGTGCAGGGTTACTGACGGGTACAAGCTGTCGGAGGGATACAGATTTTTGCATTCAAACACGGTCAGGGGTGCTCCGTCTTCGGTAACACCCTCACCGTAGATTGTGACCTCGACAGGAGTTTTGCAGAACTGCTTTTTTACAAGTGACGGAAATTTCACGGTTTTCACGCACCTTTCAGATTGCAGGATAACAAAGTCCCGTTGATTTTAGCAACGCATAGAGGTCGGCAGGAATTGCCACTCCGCTGATGCACATTAAGTTCCAGCTTGCGCCAAATTCCATTGATGTGCCGTTGATTGAATAGCTTTTCAGGTAGGAAGAAATCATATCGGCATTTTCTTCTTCAAAAGCAGTAAGTCTGCTATGCACTCTGCTGATGATTCTCTTCTGCATTTCCGAAAGTTTTTCAAAATCAATGCGGTTAAAAGTCAGAACATCAATGTGTTCGGCAGAGATAATACTGTTTTCATCTCCGCCCTGATGTTCAATGTAATCGGCATACATTACGCAACCGCCGTTGTGTCAACATCGGCATAAATGCTGTCAATTTTGCCGTCCTTGCCGTTCGGGAATACGAATGTGTCGGAAAGCGAACGGTTCTGATAGAGCCAGCCGTCACCCTCTGTGTGTGAGCCGGGAGCAAAGAAGTAAATGCTTGAAATCTTCGGGACAGTCTTGCAGGTTTCACCGCAGGCAACAAGAACATTGATTTTGTGAGCGCCTGTTGCAGGCTCAAAACCGCCGTCATCGGGGTTAAAGTTGAAGTTATCGTAGAAACGCTCATCGTCAATAACCTCGATGATAGGGCAACCGTCAATCTCGGTCACTCTTGTTTCAATGCCGATACCGCCCTCTGCAATCTGTGTAAGCTCAATCTTACGAGTGAACTCTGTTGACTGTTCAAGGCAGTCCATAATGTGAGATGTCACATAGGCAACAAGTGTGCCTCTTGCCTTGTATCTGCGGAGCTTGCCGGCAGAGAGAATTGTTTTGAGCTTTGAATAAGCGTTCTCCTTAGTCCACTCCGATGTCTTTGTTGAAGAATGGTAGCCGTCTGTTGCCTGAGCCTTTGTTGCAACCTTCGAGAAGAAAAGTGCGTCTGTTTCGGGAGCAACCTGTGTCTGTTCAAATGTCTTTGAAATGTTCTCAACGCTTGCAGTCGAATTTGTTTCATCAACATCTGCCTTATCAACGAGAAACTCAATATCACGGTCGTGTTCGCAGGTGAACGGAACATCTGTCTGAATATATTTGCCCTTGTTCCAACCGCCGTTGCGATTGTGGTTCTTAAAGCCTGATGTACTCATCTGTGTGAAGTGGAAAGTTCTTGCGCCAACCCACTTTACATTTGAAGTGATGAAGGGTGATGTGAGTGTACCCTGAACAAGAATTTCGAGCAGGTCAGGGCTGAACTGCTCGGCATAGTTATTTGTGTTTGCCATGATTTTTCAATCCTTTCTTTGGTTAAATATTAAATCTGTTCCATTTTTTGGTAGGAACATTTGCCTTTGGTTTTGTACCGTCCGATGTACCGTTGCCGTCACCGCCGATTTTCTTAACTCCTGTGCCGTTCTCGGCAGGTTTGCCCTTGAGTGCGGGGATATCGTCAAGCACCTTTTTAACAGCCTCTGTCAGCTTTTCCGCATTGACCTTGCCGTCTGTCACAGCCTTTGAAAAGTCTGCAATTTTAAGCACATACGGAACGGTTGCAATGTCAACGCCCTGTTTTACGGCTTCGAGGGTTGCCGACTGATTGACTTCTGCCGTGAGCTTTGCGTTGTTTGCAGATTCAACTTCCGACTGCATTTTTGCAAAGTCGGGAGTGTTCTTGGCTTTCTGCTTTTTAAAAGCACCGATAGCCTCTTTCATCTCATCGGCTGACAATCCCTGCTCCTTAAAATATGACTTCAAAACGGTGTCCTCTGTCACGCTCTGTTTGCCTGTAATAAGGCTTGCGAGCTTGTCATAATCAAAGGCAGGAGCGTTTCCCTGTGGAGTTCCCTGCGGTGCAGGTGTCGGTTCATTGGTGGTTGGTGTTGGATTTGGTTCTGCCATTTTTTTCATATCCTTTCAGTTTTTCGGGTGTCTCCCGTAATCAGTTTATAGAGTGTCTCTCTGTTTCAGTTTTGCACGGTGTCTCCCGTAGTTTAATGTCTTCGGACAATAAAAAAGCACCTTACATATTCGTAAAGTGCTTAATCCGCTTTTTCTGTTTTTTCTGTTTTAACTGCTTTGGTTCTCGGCTTTTTGGGAGCGTCAGACTTGACCTCTTCTGCAAAACCGCCGTCAATGAGTTCCTTTGCTCTCTGCTCTGAGCATTCAAAAACTTCATTCACAGGTCGGGTTACATAACCGTTCTGCCTGTCGTTAAATGCTGTTGTTACTCTGATTTTCATTCTGTCACCACCTTTCTAAACCGGTCGAAATCGACGGGTTTAAATGCAATAAAAAAGCACTCTGATTTCTCAAAGTGCTGATTTGATGTATTAAGTTTTGCTTTGGCAAGTTGCAGGCAAGTTAAATAATGCCGTAAACAAGCCGTTTTTCTTACTCTGAACATATTCTCGGCAAGTTAAACAACAAAACCGCCCTTTTTACGGAGCGGTTAAGATTTATGCTGTTTCTCTTTGTGTTCGTTTTATCTTCTCGTTTTTCACAATCATAATTTCTGATTCAAGTCTTTTTATTTCGGCATCTATTTCTTCATTTGTCATATTTTTTATTTCATCAGGAATAATAATTCTATCATCAATGAAATACTTCTTATCAGCCATTATAAGACACCTCCCAAAAATTAATATCAAATGACTGTGATAATTTTTTAATAGTTTTTACTTGAGCTTCCATTTCAGAAAAACCGCCATTCATATATTTTTGAATGTACAAATTATAAAGCTTTGGGTTAATCATTTCATTGGAGTGATACCCGTAAAGTACGCCATTGTGACAAGCCACAAAACATTTAGCATATCCGTTATTAGCACAGGAATTAAAGTCTTCAATGCTTGGTGGCATACTACTTGGGTGTGTATGAATTGTTACAACATTATTATTTGTCTGAATACATTTCTTTATTCTATCGGTATATGTTATTGTTCGTTCATCAGCACTGTCGGTTACAGATAACATAACTCTTCCTGTTTCACCGTCAATCCAATACATATCCTCAAAAGCCGTTCCGCTTCTGTGTTTTAATGCTTTTTTAGCACAATCGTAAAGTGACTTGTTGACTTCTTTATTATCAGTAGCACTATCATACTTGCGTTTATATTCGCCGCTGTCAACATAAGTTTTATTAACAAGCGTACTTTTATTGCGTCCATAACGCTGATTTTCAAGAGCCACAACATCACTTCCTGATTTCATTATAACAGTTTTTTGAGATTTTGCAACAGATTCAGGCAAACTATTCCCTGCTTTTTTCGCCTTTTCTTCAAGCATATCAGCCCTATCGTGCCACTCATCGGCTCGGGTTTGGGCAATGCGTTTATTGTCCTCGTCAAGACTGTATTCGGCACGGCGGTCAAAGCGTTCTGCCTGTCGCTGTGCATACTGCTGTTTTTCCTCAATTCCTCGCTGACGGTCAAGCTCTTTGATTTCATCTTCAGACAACGGTGCGTCCAAATCATCAAGTTCGGGATAATATGTACTTGTGCTGTCCTTACATCTCGGATGAAACAAACCGTTCTTGATTGCGGTTGAGAGAAGCGGATAGTTTCCGTCTGACTTTTTGCCGTTTGAATAAACATCGTCAATAAACACCTTGCCGATATATTTTGCACAATCGGGGCAACCGCCCTGTCTTGAGTTCACAACAACAAGGGATACTCCCCATTCGGCTCGCTTTTCGCCCTCGCCACGAAGATAGGCTCTTTTGTTGGCTGTTTTAACCGCCATATCCGCATAATCAGAGAGCGTGTGCCTTGCACCGTTCTTGTATTCCACACAATTAAGACCTGCGTTGAGCATATCTTTGCAAGCTATATCAACGGCTTTTTCGTATGTAACCGCACCCGTGTTCATTGCAACCTGTGCGTTAAAAATCGCCTTGCGGTACTTGTCGTTGCTCATACGCAAAACTGCCGTTTCTGCCCTCTTTAAATCGTCTGTGGTCGATTTTATGAGTGCGTCAAGTTTACGGTCATTCACCTTAAAAAACTCGGCTGTGCTGTGTGCTGACGGCTTTTTCGGGGCTTTGAAACCGTCCTTGACAGCTTCAAGAATTTCTGCCTCCTGACTTGCATTTCCGTCAGCTTTGGCGGTGCGAATCATCTCTTCAACCTTGCTGTTAATGGCTTTGAAACGCTTGCCGAATTTCTTTGCGTTGTGCTTACGGTACTCTTCAAGACTTTTGAGCTGTTCAGCCTGCCATTGTGTCCAACAAAAATTATTTTTATCTTCTTCGGCTCTGTGACGGCTGAAATTGCGCATCATGCTGTCGATAAGCTCGTTTTCAATTCTCTCAAAAGCCTCTTTAATGTTGTAATCACTCATTGTTTACCTGTGTATCGTTCTGTTCGGGATTGCTTTCGGTTTTTTCTGTATTATTTTCCGCATTTTCTTCATCATCTGCGTTATTGTCAGGTTCTTCTGTGTCGGTAAGGTCCACATCGTCAAGCTCCGATTTTTCTTCTTCGCCTGCAATGCCCTGTTCTTCCTTAATTCTCTGCACCTCTTCGGCTTTCCAATCCTCCGACTTGCTGTCGCCGTAAAGCTCGTCAACCGAGGTTTCAACTGACATCAAACCGCCCTGTCTTGCTTTTGACACGGTTTCAACCTGACTTTCAAAGCTCGGATTTGCATATTCGCCGAAGTTTACGGATACTTCCAAGCCCTCAACAATACCATTGCCGTTAAGTTCACCGTCTGCATTGAGTACAACTGCAACAAGGCTTTGAAGTGCGTTCTGCGTAATTTTCACAAGGTTCTGCCTTGTGTAAAGGGTTGTCTTTTCCTTTTCGCGCTGAGCGTCTGCATTATCAAGCTTCTTCGTATCAATGCCGAGAGTTGACGGCGATATAATGCCCTGTAAGCAGAGGTCGAGGGCAGTAATGTATGAACTCAAATAGCTTTCGTGCTGAATCTGCGGACTTTCGGTGTAAATCCTGTTGCCGTTACCGTTTTCAGACATATCGTTGCCCACGGTGATAAATCGGTTGTCAAACGGATTTGGCGATATCGGCTGACAGGTTTCGGGATTTCTCGGAACAAGGCAACCAGGCACATACTGCTTTGTTCGGCAGGCTCTGAGTGCGTCCATCCACTGTGACCACACTTCATCAAGGCTGTCGAAAGCGTCTGTTTTTATGCCGATAATGCCCGCACCTCTGCCCTTGTGGCACGATTTGCCGTAAAGGACAGGTACAGCCCACATATATGATTCGTCAAATGTAACGCCCTTTGAATCAATCCATGAAAGAGCGTCAACCGTGTGCAGGTCAATCTCTTTGCCGTTGTCATCATACAAAGCATAGTGAATATAGCCGTAACCGTATGTTTCTTCAAAACGGTAACGGCGGTGTTTTTGCGTGTAATCGGTGTAAAACTTAACCTCTCGGATTCTGCCACGCACATATGTAAAGTCGATGTTTTCGGCAGGATACCATTCAACAATCGGAACATCTGATACAGCCGTGTCAAAGCTGACCTTAAAAGCACCGTCACCGACAACACATAGGTCACGGAGCATTTGCTTAACCGTGTCGGATAGCTTGTTCTGCTTTTCAATGTCTTCCCAACGCTCTGCATAAGCGGTTGAATTTTTACTTGTAACATCTGTGCCGTTGTAGTCGGCAATTACGATATTCACAAGCGTTTCGCAGATGAGTGCCGGCAAGCCCGTGTGTATTTTACGGATTTCAAGCCCCTTTGTGCTTTTTGCCGCCCAAAACATAGTTTTGTTTGTATCAATCTGCCTGTACAGCTCCGCAAGCTGTCTGCTGTTGCCCCAATACCAAATGCGATTGATAAAGCACTCGGTCAGATGATTGCTTGTTTCGGTGACGGTAATTGTTTTGTCGCTTGCAGGAGTAATCTGCAAAAAGTTTTTAATTCCCGATCTGATAGATTCAGCCATTCTGTTAATCAGCCCCATTTATTTCACTTCCAATAATATTTTTAAACGGCAGCCACGCATATTGACCGCTGTTAATGCAATGGTCGTGACCGTCCTCAGGTGTGTTGTCTTTATCCTCTCGCCAGCTGTAAATTTCAAACTCGGCAATCGTGTTTTTACAATGTTCAAGCACAAAATAACAGTCGGTGGCAAGCCAGCCGAGTACAAGATTGATTCGGTCGATAATCTTCGTTTTCTTCCATGCATTTGCAAAGTCATAGACACAGCCGTGCTGTCGCTTATACTTTTGAAATTCGGTAATAGTCGCTTGGTCGGCGCTGTCAATAAAAGCCGTGCGTGCAAAGCCCCATTCATCACGGTTGCGGTCAAGAAAATCAATAAAATTCTTCACCGTGTCACTCGGGGCAATAGGCGTTTGCATTTCAGCGTTGTTATAAACTCTTTCATCAAGCTGAACACACTTGCCGTGATTGGTAATGCCGTAAAATGTCATTGCGATAGTGTCAGGCGACTTCTGCGAATAGGCGGTATCAAGACCTGCGGTGAACTGAACAAAGTGTTCCGACTTGCGGTTACAGTTCAAAAACTTTCCTGCCCACTCTTTTGATTTGATATGTCTTGCCCTCTCAAAATTCGGGAACACAAGACCTGTTGCTCTGCCTCGCAAACCTAAGATTTTATTTTTATAGAGCTTTGTACATTTCGGTGCAGAGTTCTTTTTCTTTTCAATCTGTTCGGGTGTAAGACTTAAATTGTCGGCAAAAGAAAAGAACCAATACCGCCAATTCGGTACAGGTTCTTCGGTAAGCTCCGTCGTAATCTCGGAAGGAACATCGTTTTCATATTTTTTAAAAGGACGGGAGCGGTTGACAAACTCCTTATACACAGGCAGGCTCGGATCATCGGGATTCAGCGTTGCAAGCATATAGTCATTACGGGTTGACATCTCTCGGATAAACTCGATATCGGCGGTGTTGATTTCGTCAATATAAACGCACCCAAACTGCGCACCGAGAACCATTTCCCACTTATCCCGACTGCTGTAACCGAGAATATAGATAATTTTGCCCTCAAACTTGATATGCGGCAGCTTGTAATCCTTGTCGCCGTTACCACAATAGACAGCGTTGCGGTGCAAGTCGAGAATACCGTTGTCCTGTTGAATTATAGTTTCCTCAGCCTTGCCCGTAGTTTTGGCGGCAATTGCGTGAAGCTTCTTCGGTGACTGCGACACCATTCGCATAAACTTAACGCCTGCTCCGACGGTAGTTTTGCCGGACGCTGTAGTTCCTTCAAGAAATTCAGCCGACACATTCGTTGTGTTGATGAAGTCAATGTATTTTTGCGACAAAGGAAAGCTACTCACTCAAGCCCTCACCGCCTAACTGTCTGAACACATCAGAGAGCTTTTCGGACTGCTCAACCTTTGCGTCAACCTTAACGGTGTATTCGCCCGTCATCTTGTTGAGCGTGTCAATCGCCCTGATTCTGTCGGAGGTGTCCTGCCCGTCATTTCTTGCAATGTCGGACAAAGCAACCTGTCTGTCCTTTGCACTCATAATGCGCTCGTCCTTGAGCTTATCGGAAAGCTCCTTGATGTATTTTGAAACTCCAACATTCTCCAACAATTCATACGCTCTTGCGTTTGCGTAATTTTCTGAATATCCCGCCATAATGGCACTCTGAACGGTGTTACCGCTCTGCGCATAATATTCCGCAAACTTTCTCTGCCTTGCATTTAATTTGTCTTTCACGGTATCACCTCTCTTTGTCTGAAAATCCTAAAAAATAAGCAAAAGAAAAGAGAGTACTAAATGCACTCTCAATTAATCATTATTAAGCGTTAAATCATTAATTCTGTCATTCAATTCTGCCAGTGTATTTCTTAACATCAAACAGTCTTTAGGCGTAAGTAATTTATTGTCCTTATTGTTAATAAATAAACTATTAACTCTCAACAATTTTTGATAACAGGAAATAAGTAAATCAAGATTATCGGGTTGGTTTCTCAATGCATATCGACATTCCATAAGCAGGCTTGCAAATTTACGATTATTAAGGTCAACATTTAATTCGTCACTAACATTTGGCGTATTAGAAAACATTCTTATTGAATCTTCAATAGCATCTAACTTTGAATATATTGATTTTATCATAAGTCTATCCAAAACAACCTCATCAACTTTGGAATTATCTACAGTTGCATTTTCTAAATTTGCTATACTCATTAACGAAAATGAACCATTTTCATAAGTTTCCTTTATCGCATTAGCAATATCATCTTTTGCCTTAATAACATTTTCATACAATCTATCTCTCTTATAAAAAACAGTATTTATTCCTGCTACGTCAAAAATTTTATCAGTAGCATCGTCCTGTACCAAAACTACTTTTTTGCCATAAGCTTGTCGAATTCCTAATTCATACATAACATTTGGATTTCTTGAACTTAAATCGCAAATTGCCATATCACATTCAATTAAATTTTTCAAAATTTTTTGCATTATCGAATCACATATTTGATTACTGTCTGCTCTTATAGGTTCAAACTCCGCCTCTTTGACAGCAGGAACAATTATCTGTTCGTATATTTTATCAAAATGACCTGTAGGATATTTTGGCTGGTCTGATATAGGCATTATAACAAAACAGGTTTTTGCCTTATTTTCTCCGCTCATATGCGACTCTCCTTAGTTGTAATATATCACTAATCTATCATATTATTTGACACAATTCAACAGATTTTACATTTTTCTGTAAACCGCACAATTAAGAAAGTAATAATTTGTATAAAATAACCGCACACAACACAAAACCGCCCTCGGGTGAGAGCGGTCTGTGCGATTTTTTTATCTTAGGAGAGTTTTACATATGTCCTGTTTGTCAAACTTTTATAATACCATTATACGCAGGGTAAGGGTGACATTCAATGACATTTCAAAATAATTTTACGAGAAATCGAACTTTTTTCGGAACGCCTGTAACGCTTCGCCGTGCAATCTCAGGGTATGCCTTACGCTCATTTCCATACTCTCGGCAATATCCTCCCACCTCTGACAATTTATGTAATACTCGGTCAAAATTGCAATGTAACGGTAATCGTCAAGTGCATTGATTTTACTGCGGATTTCAGTTTTCAACTGCACAAGATTGTCGATTTCCCGATTGATTTCAGTCTGCAGGTCTGCAATCCTGTCAACAATCCGCATAGGGTCATTCACTCCTGATGTCTTAACAGGCTCGTTCTGCTTAACTGATACCTGTGCAATATTCAGCCTAAGTTTCGACAGCTCGTGTTCTTTCGTTCTGATCAGCTTATCCGAAACCCTGACCGAATATAAATAATCTTTAACCGTCAATCCATATCTACCTCGCTTTCAATCCAATGTTTTGTGCAGTTTGTCATTGTTTTCATTCTCCTTTAATTTTTCGGTTATTCTTTTGGTTAAGCCGTTTTCGTTGGTTAGGCATTCTAAGGCTTGGAGGGCATTGATTACGGTTTGCTCGTTGGTTTGGGACTGATACATCTTACGGACGAAGTCGGCGCTTTTCTTTACATTATCCATAATTCTTTGCGAGAGCAGGCGGTATTCGTCTGCGTCGTTTCTGTCACGCTTATACTCCGTTCTGAGCTTGTCCTGCCATTCAAGGCAGATGTTTATGTCCCAGCCTTTATGACGGTTGTTGTAGCCGACCTTTGCAAGCCTTGAAAAGTATTTATATTCGGGCGGCGGAAAGGATGAGTAATCAAGCTGACCGTCAATTGCTTTATCCTCAAGCTGTTCAAATACCTGTGGATTGTTAAAATCATATTTTTTCATATTACCTCTTTCGGAGGGTAGTGGAAGGTTTGGGGCTATTTTAAAGAACCCTTTCTATATATATAATATTAGTTTATTTTTCTTATACGAAAGGTTAGAAAAACCGTCAAACCCTCCACCACCCTCCACCTTAACAATCTTTAGAAAGTGAAATGCCGTTGAAAAAGTTATAGTTTTTGCCTCTTACCTTTTCAAATCGTTTGGCAAGTTCGGTGCTGAATTTGGTATTTGACATACAATATTCGTTGTTATCCCCCGCCCAGCTTGTATAGGCGGCATAGAGCGTGCTTGCCTGAACCGAACCCTCTAACACACATCTGTCCTCGATAAAGGCGGAAATGACATCCATTTCGCGCTTGTACTCTCTCACGCTCTGAAGAACGGCGGACGGCATTTTCAAACCCTCTCTTTGCCACAGAATACAGCCGTCAATACACCATTTAAAAATTGCGGTCATTTCGGCTTTAAGCTTATGCGTAAGGTTCTTATCAACCTTATCCTCGGGAATCTGAACATTGAACGGAATCATATGTATTCTTCGCCATATGCCCGTGTCGGTGCCTCTGATAATCGGTTTATGGTTTGTCGCCATCCACAGTTTAAACTCGGGCTTAAACTCAAATTCCTCGCTGTACAGCTTTCTTGCCGTTACGGTATCGTCACCCGTAAGCTGTTTGAGAAGTCCCTCATTAATTCGCACGCCCTCGTTCGGCTCAACCGAGGTGACAAGCCTTGCACCCTTTAACCGTGCAATGTCGCTGTTTATGGCACTGCTCTGAGAGTTTCTTACCATAATTGTTTCAGGCTGAATGTTTGCGGCATAATCGCCGAATACATCACGGATAACATCAATGAATGTACTCTTGCCGTTTCGTCCCGTGCCGTAAAGGAAGAATGCGCATTGCTCGGCTGTTGAGCCTGTCAGACTATAACCGACCGCCTTTTGAATGTAGCGAATAAGCTCCTTATCGCCTGCAAAAATATCGTCAAGAAATGCAAGCCAACGGGGACACTCTGCCGTTTGAGAGCAGTCAACCGAAGTAATCTTTGTAAAATAATATTCGGGATTATGCGCCCTCACTTCGCCGTTTTTAAGGTTGATTATTCCGCTTGGGGTGTTTAATGCCATACGGTATTTATCCATTTGTGCCGGAAGTACGGGGATATGGTGTTCAACCTCGTTGAGCATTGCTTTTTTTGATTTGTTGGAACGGCTTGCTTTCATATGCTTTTCAAATGCTTTTGACATATCTCCGCCGTTCTCTTCATCAGCCTGCAAGTATAGTTTTGCCTCGGCTTTCATAGCCTCAACGCTTTTGTCTGCCATTCGCAAAACTACCCCGATATTGTCAACACACCACTTCATAGAATTGTAGTAATACCACTTTTTCTCGGTGTAACAATACCTTACATTATCTCCGAATAAATCAACAAACCTGTCGGCGTTGCCCATATCGTCAAAGGTGTAGGCACGCATTTTTTCTTCGTCAACCGCTTGAACAGCCTTGCCCTCACCGATTGAAATTGAATAATCGTTATGCTGTTTTGGGTTATAGGTCTGCGTACAGCCCGACACAGCCTTTTGCAGGGTTATAATGCCGTAGGTTGTACCCGACTGCTTTCTGTCCCACTTGTCACGCATCAAGCCTGATTGTCTGAAAATCGAATCCATTTTGTCGGTATCGCAACCGCACCAGAACGCAAGCATATTGCAAAAAGCCATATCCGCCTCGCTCTGTGATGAGTAAGCCGAAAAGTCACCGCTGTACAGAGCCTTGAAAAGACTGCCGTTCTTAGCGCTGCAGGCGATTCTGACAATATCCTCAACGGTGTTCAGATTGACCTCAACGCTACGGAGCTTAGGCTGTGGCTCTGTTGCCTTGCCGAGATACTTTGAATGCAGCGGCTTTATGCTTTCGGTGCAATCGTTTATGTACGCATACGCAGAGCAGTAATCACCTGTCACAACAAAGAATCTGCCGTTTTCGTACATTTCAAAACCGCCCGAATCATTCTTCGCCTTTCTTCTGCCCTCGGGAAGAGTTCCCTTGCAGATTATGTGAATGCCTGTCTTGCTCTGCGAAAATTCGGTGTAGCTCTGCAAAGTGTTCACAAACTCGCTGATTATGTTGTCAGCTCCGCCGTTTTGGTAGTCCTGAATGTCATTCGGCATATCGTCAAGGTCAACACCGAAAAACGGTGAATTTGAGAACATAAAGCCTATACCCGAATATTTGGCGGATTCTCTGACTGCCGTTTCAAAGTCCGACCAAGTGTCCGAGTTATTCGGCATTGCAAAGCCACCCGTTCTTGGATTTATCGGTTTCTTTGAAATTCCGCTGTGCGATTTCGGATCTGGATATGACTGCCAGCACACCCAGTTTTTGTAACCTTTCAATTCCTCGGGAACTGCAAAATATTTATTTTTATTTGGGTTTAAATTTGTAAAGCCCATTTTTTCACCTCCATATATAAGGAAAAACACGGTGAAAATTGCACTGTTTTATGCAATTCCCGAAGAATTTTTTTAAAATCAGAACGGCAAATCATCGTCAATCGGCATATCAACAAAGCCCTGATTTGCAGGCTGAGCAGGGGCATAACTCTGCTGTGGCTGTGCATAGGTCTGAGCCGTTGAACTCTGCGACTGCTTAAAAGTATGCTTTACTGTCGGAAACTTAGTCGGATTGAGCCAGCTGACTTCTTCTCTTTTTTCGCCGTTCCATTCGCCGTGCTTAATCGTTACACGAACAGGCTTTTTAATGAGTTCTTCAAGGAACTGTTCAAGGCTGTCGTAATCCTTGCCGTCGGGAAGTCCTGCCGCTTTGCCGAGAGCCATAACCTGATTAAAACCGTAGCCCTTGACCTGCTTGTCGTTCTCGGTAGGCTCGTTTCGTTTCCAGAGGGTATGGAAGATATAGCCGTTTTTATAGTTCTGTTCAACATCGTTTCTGATTAAAAATCTGATATTAAGACAGGTTTTGTCTTTGCCGTTTTTAGTGTATGTGCGTTCCTCTGCTCTTGCAATAAGGCACTCGTAATCGCCTGCAGGCTTGATTGAATCGGACTGAGTTGCTGCCGCCATATTTGTTTTAAATCCCATAATTTTACTCCTTTGTAATTAACTCTATCGCCTCATCGGCACTTCTGCACACTCCTGCAACAGCACCGTTGAGTTTCATCATCTGTATAAATTTCTGTTGTTTTTCGGTAGGTCTGCCCTTGGGAGTTTTAACCTCGATAAAGACTGCTCTTCCGTCTGATTTTCTGACACCGAACAAATCCGAAAATCCGGGCGGAACTCCCGTATTGAAATATCTGCCGTCCTTTGTAAAGCCTGCACCTACATTTATACGGAAAATATCGCAGTACGGAGCAATTGCAATACGGATTTTGTTCTGAATTGCGTGTTCTTCTGTCAAGCTATCATACCTCTCTTTCGTGCCTGAAAATATGCCCAGCCTGTTTTGTAGCCGTGGCTTTTTGCGTATGCAAGCAAGTCCGCATAGCTGTGGCAATCGTCGGGTGTGCTGAAATCAAGCTTGAATCCCTCAACCTTAATGAGCTTTGCGGTGGTATCGGTTTCAACGGTCCTTTCGGCTGTCGGGAAAACATAACCGCAATGCGGACACACGGCTTTCTGCCCTGCCGGCGGTGCTGAAAATGTAAAGAAACATTCGGGACATTGTCTGACCTTTTCCTCCTGCTCCTTTTCGATTTTTTTAACACTCAGCTTTTTGCGTTTTTCAAGCGTCCATTCTCGGTCGTCATCAGGCATTCCGTGCCTTGCATAGTTGCCCACATGGTCAATGATTACCGCCCTTTTGTTTGGCTTATAACGCATACACCGCATTGACTGCTGAATGTAAAGCGTAAGGCTGTGAGTAGGTCGGAGCAGAATCGTGCATTCACAGTCGGGAACATCAAAGCCCTCTGAAATCAAATCCACATTGCAGAGGATTGTAATTTTGCCGTTCCTAAAATCGGCTATAATCTGTTCTCGCTGTGCTTTTGGAGTTGCTCCGTCAATATGCCTTGCTGATACGCCTGCGTCACAAAAAGCCTTCGCCGTTGCAAGACTGTGCTTTACCGAGGAACAGTAACAGACGGCTTTTTTACCGTCTGCAAGCTGTTTGTAATATTTGATAACATCACCGAATACCGTATTTTTTATCATTGCCTTTTCAATGTCGGCGGTGACATACTCGCCCATTTTGGTGTGTAAACCCGTAAGGTCGGCGACACTCGGAGCATAGTAATCATACGGGGCAAGGCAGTTATGCTCAATGAGCCATTTTGTACTCACCCCGATTATGAGCTTGTCGTTGACATCGCCCAAACCGTCACCGTTTAATCGGACAGGTGTTGCGGTGACGCCAACCCTCGGAACATCTGAAAAATGTTCGTAAATGCGTTTGTAGCTTTGTGCAAGGCTGTGATGATTTTCGTCTGTGATGATAAGTGCGGGTTTTGGCAGTTTCTTCAATCTTCGTGTAAAGGTCTGCACCATACCGATTTGGCACAAATCCATAAGCACACCCCAGCGGACAAAGGTTCTGAATATTTGGTCAACAAGCTCTCTCCTGTGAACAAGGAACAGCACCCGTTTCCCGTTCCAAGTTGTTCGCCTTGCAATTTCTGCGACAATGCAGGACTTTCCGCCACCGCACCCAAGGACAATGCAAGGGGCTTTGTAACCATCTCGCCAAGCCTGTCTTACCTGTTCAACAAGGTCATTCTGATACGGTCGGAGTTGCATTGTCTGCACCCTCTCTCTGCTTTTCCTGTTTCTTCTGCTTTATCAGCTTTGCAACACACTGCATACAGAGCTGTCTGCCGTAATTTTTTGTTGTGCCGTCAATGATCTGTTTAACGGTGCGTTTACCGTCCGAAAGTATCGGTGCTTTGCACTCATCACAATACTGTTCGGGTTGCATTGAATAGTATGTTCTCAATGCTTCATCAACAATTTTAAGGTCATTTGATATGTACATTGAATCAAACAAGCCTATCGGACTTTTACAGGTATCGTTACCGTCCGTTTGTGTTGCAAAAAGATACTTGCCGTCAACGACAACAGTTTTTAAAACCGTGGTAAACATTCCCTCGACCGAGATTTTTTCGTCAAGCAATTTGCCGATTGTTTTAGCTTTCTGTCTGCCGTTTTCGTCGGTTTCAATATGGCTGAGAAAATAAACAATCGTGTCATTCGGGAGAGTTTCAACCTCTTTCACAAGCTCCCAAAAATTTTTACCGATATCGGTAAACTTCTGAAAGCCTGTTTCCTTGGCTCTTCTCATATACTCGTTAGCCATGAGATACTGTGCGTCATCAACTGCAATCGACTTGCATTTCTGCTTTTTGATAAAGTCCTCAATATCTATGTAGTTGTCGGAATTGATTGAAGAAGTAAATTTTGTTCTGAACGGGAGTGATTTTCCGTTTACATTCACAAGAGCAAGTTCATTTGCTTTGAAATTTCTTAAAGAGGCAGATTTTCCGCTGCCTGAATATCCTAAAACCAATATAGGTAATCCCATAAATAACACCTCACTTAATACTTAATGACTGCTTAGCTTCCATATGTACGAAGGGGATTTCTTCGCCCTTTTTGCAGAGAGCCTTGACATCATTCTTTTTCACTTCGGGCATATTGTACTTTAAGAGGTGGTCAAGATTGTGTTCCTCTGCCCACTCAACAAATGAAATTTCATCATCAACAACAAGGCTCGGAGCGTTCTTTTTAAGCGACATAACCGCTCTCGGCATATCAATCTTCTGTCTGCCGAGTGCCTGCATTGACTTAAACAGATAGGTTTTAAGACTCTCCGCCTGTTTTTCTTTTTGTGACTGTCTTTTTGCAATTGCCGCCTTTTCGGATTTAAGCATTTTAGCCTCGGCAAGAAGCTGTTTGTAGTAGATTGCAATGCTCTCGGCTTTCTCGTCAAATTCGCCCTCAATGCCCGTGAGAGTATCGAACCACGCTGTCAACATCTTGTTGCGGTATGCGTCCACATTGGCAATAATGTTGCCGTCATCATCAATCGGCATTCCGTCTGCATTCGTATCGGGTTCCCATTCGTTGATAGCGTCAAACTGATTAAATAAATCCGAGTACATCTCGGTAAGCTCATAAAGTTTCATTGTTGCTCCCCCTTAAAGATTTATGTTTTGTGTGGCAAGTGCCTCTATTAAATGTTCAACCTTGCCTTTGAAAAATTCCTTGTCCTGTGACTGCTTGGCGAAATCGAGCATACGGACAAAGCTGTCATATGCAATTGAAAAATATGCCTTAAAGACATCCTTGTCATCTGATGAACCGTCGGCAGTCTGAACATTTTTCAGCCTTTCTTCATACTCCTCTTTCTGTTTGCGAAGAGCCTCCTGTTTTTCATCCTCAAGCTGTTTTCTGACGATTTTTTCGTTATTGCGATACTCTTCTTCGAGTTCGTCATAATGCTTAATGTTCTCCCTTTCCAAAGCCTTAATCGTTTCATTGAGTCTGCGTTCATTGTCGCTCGGCTCTGCAACGGCAACTTCGATAGGACGGTTTTCAAGCTCCTGAACTTTATTCGTCAGCTTGAAATTTTTGTTCTTTTCCTCTGCAAGCTGATTTTCAATATTGCGGTAGCTTTCTTTTGAAGTGTCCGCCTGCTGTTTGTAATAGTCGGCGTCTTTCTTAGCGTTATTGAGCTGTCGGCAATAGTCAATGCTCTTGTCGGTTGCCTCCTGTTTTTCAGCTTTAAGGCTGTCAATCTCTGCCTTTAACTGCTTGACCGTTGTGTTTTCAAGGTCAAGCTTTTCGGCGATTTCTGCCTGTTCGGGTTCGCTGATTGTGGCGAGAAGTGATAGCTTTGTCATTCCAATTTGTCCAATCGATTGGACATTTTCAGGATTTATTTTTTCTACAATAGAAATATAGTTATATGCGTTACTGCGTTTCATACCTACTTCATTCTCGCAGTAGTCCTCAAAGTTCTGATATCCAAGCTCCTTGTACAGCTTGTTGTCACGCATTGTTTTAAGTCCGTTGCACATATCCCATATGTTCTGCTGTGCAAGGTTTGCGCTGACAATTATCTTCTGATGCAGTTCAATTGCCTGCTTATGCTGTTCGCTTACTGTTATTTCTGACATTTTTTATATCCTCCAAAAATTCAGCGTATTGCTTTTCAAATTTCTTGATTTCATCCGGCTTTTTAAATCCGCTGTCACGCTCATTTTTGTAACCGTGGCACTGCATTATTTTCAATGTTTCGGGATTTACTTCAATCGTAAAAAACGGGATTTTCGGTTTATCTTTATGACGAATGAAAAGTATTATCGTGTCACCTCTTGCGTGTCGTCTTACATATCCGCCGACGCAATGCTGTAATATTCTGCCCTCTGCTATTATTTCTTCACCGCTTTTTGGGGCAAGCATTATAAGGCTGTCTGTGCTCATCAGCAACGGAGAAAGTGTCTTTGCCATTTTTGCAATCTGCTCCGTTTCTTCTTTGTTTGCATAGAAAGCAACCTTTTCAAGCGTTCTGTCGTGAGCCTCTTCAAGATGAGCCGGCATTATTTCTTCGATACCCTCGGGAAGTTTTTGGCAGTTATCAAGATAATCCTTCCACAGCATTACTCTCCGATTGTTTTTGCCGTACTTCAGAATCTGTCTGTATGTAAGGTTATTTTTGTGAAGTTCATCTACAGCATAAGTACCGAGCTTTGACAGCTTGCTTATGAACTCGCTTGCCATATGAATGGTCGGTTCTTCCTTTATCACACTGCGGTAAAGTTCAATTGCACTGGAATCATAATCTGCGAAAAAGTGCATATCCTCCTTACGACATCCGAGCATTTTAAGCAGATTGGTTTCTTTCCAATGAATTTTATTGAGTGAAAGTTTGCTGTCAATCAAAAGCTCTGCAATATGCTCAAAACCGCCTTTAATCAGGTATTCTGCATTATTGTGCCTTACATATATGTTCAGCCATTTGAGAATTCCTTGAACCGTATATCTGTTTGAAAGCTCATCCGCACACGAATATCTGAGATCCGTATCGGTTATTACATCGAGATTTAAAAGTACGGTTGAACCCCAGCCTGAATACAAGGTTTTTTCTGACGGACCCCAATACCACGCTAAGCCCTGTGAAGCAGAAGGAATAATTCCGTCTGTCTTCATCGGATGAAATGATTTATCGTACCAGCCATATGCAAATCTTTGCATTGCGTGCTGTTCATATACATAAAGATATTCATCCGAAAAAGTATATCGGGGCATCATTTCGACAGGATTTTCGTTGTAAATATCTTCCGAAAATCCCTGATAAACCGTTACAAATCTGATGTACAGTCTGCCGTTTTGAGCAAAGCAAAGCCCAAACTTGCGACCTCTTTCAAGTTTCTTTCTGCCGTAATGCAAAGCCTTTGCTTTGACGTTCTCCCCACAATGGCTGCATATATGGATTTGGTCATGTGCAAGTCTGAACGGCTCATTAAGATGCCAGCAACGACAGCTTGTACAAAAACAATCACACATACCCTTGCCTTTATTTTCATAAAAGGCATATTGTGGGAAATACGGCACTACTTGCTCTTCGTTTTCACTTGTAATATCAGGAATATTCTCGAGCAGATATTCGGGATTTTTAATCATACCGACACCTACCAATCTATAAGATTGCCGAGGGCAAGAGTAACAGGATCTGTTTTCTGCTCTGCGACATTAGGTTCTTCAAGTTCGTATTCAGACATATGTATCTGCATTGTGAAAGTAACCTTTGCTCCGGGGAAAATCTTACCGACAATCTGCTGATACACATCAAGGTCGGAAACTGCAGCGGGAAGTTTCTTTCCCACTTCGTCAATCAGGTTTTCAAGGTTTTCTGCAGCCGTAACGGCTCTTGCAAATTCCTCGTTCTGTTCCGAAAATTCGCAGAGCATTTTCTTTACCGGCTCAAGAATTGCTTTAGATTTATGGTCTTTAAGATTTTTTTTGTTGCACAACTTGATTTTTTCTGTTGCAGAGGATATAATTGAATTAGGTTTATTGTTCTTTGTGCTTGTGGCATTCACAGTGTCACAGGCACTTTTTTTATTGCTCATTTCTTCACCCCCACACATTCAAAACCGAATGCTTCGGATTCAGGCGTTTCAAGGGCTTTGAGCTTGCGGGCAAGTTCTGCGTTTTTCGCTCTTTCGGCAACATATAAGGCTGTCACCTTGTTAAGCTTTGCTTTTGTTTTTTCAAGACGGCTGTTCGCAATGTCACGCTCCTGCTCGGTGCTTGCAAGACTTTTTTGCGTGTATTTAAGCTGGTCTTTGCTGTCACGGTACTTTTTCCTAAGCGACCTTTTTGTTTCTAAATCTTTAAATGCCATTTGTTATACTCCTTTCAACGGGTTTGAACCGAGAATATAATTGAGAAACGGTATTCTCGGAATACGGATAGATGTGCCGACTACAATTACATTGAATCCCAATTTTTCGGGTTCGTCCTTTGCCTGTTCACGCAAGTTTTGCGGAGCAACTCCAATAGCCTTTGCGGCATCTTCCGAGAGCAGATAGACATCACTGCTATCCATAATTTCTTTGATTTTTTTGTTCATCTGAACTGTGTCCATATGTACACCTCCTTACTTTACTTTTTCAACCTTGACGCCTTCCTGAATTTCAATTCTCGGCAGGGCAAACTCAATGCACATTCTCGCAAGCTGTGAGATGTAAATTCCTGTCTTGTCCGAAATCTCGTTAAGCTCCTTGAGCGTGTCATTATCAACAACCGCTCTGATTGTGTTGCCCTCTTTAGGTGTCAATGGCTTTACGATTGGTACAATCAATCTGTCTGACATATAAACTCCTCCTAAAAATAAATATTACTCATCATCTGATTTTGGAAAATGATAATGATAGATTGTGTTGCCGTTAATATCAGTTTCAATTGTGCAGTCACCTCTGTAACCGCTTTTCAGCAGATTCATAAATTCTGCGATTTCATCGGGTGTGCCTGTTATCTGCATTGTTATCACCTGCTTTCTGTTTTACCTATCTTGATTTCTACACCCAAAGCCGTTAAGAGCCTGTCAGCATTTTCAAGAGAAATGCTCTTCTTTCCTTTCTCCCAATACTGAATAGCTCTTTTAGTAAAGCCTGATTTTTTAGCAAGCTCGCTTTGTGAAAAGCCTTTCTGTTTTCTGCTTTTGAGCAATATTTCAGCAAATTCATTGATGTGCATTGATTTCACCAACTTTCTATGATATACTATATGTAGTGATGAACCGCAATTCATTACACTATATAATGAAAGTGAGGTGTAATTATGAGAGAAGACTCAATTGCAAAAATTGCGGCATTGTATGCCAAAGAAATTGCAGTCGCAAAGGCTAACAGTTCTGATGTATCTCCTTGCGAGGCAAGTGGCAAACATATGGCTAATTTCTATACAGAACTTTTTAAAGGCATAAATGAAGCACTTCAAAACTCAGCTCTCAAAGACTAACAAAACCTTGGCGACCTCAGGCAGAACAGCAACTTCTGCTATAGAGGTCGCTTCTCCTTTTGCTACCCTTACGACAAATTCTGATAAAGCATTTATAACCTTATCTCTGTCTTCTTTTTTCATCTTCTCACCTCTTTTCGATATATTGCTTTATTTTCGATATAGAAGGTAACTAATTATCCTTATCTGTTGAGAACTTAAAACTAAAATTGAAGAATTCAAGCTGATTGATTGTATCCTGCAATTCGTCAGCTTGTTTTTTTGCCTTTTTTATAAGGCTTTCAAACTCCTGCAAATTTGTAGCCGATATATTAAGCACTCCTTCATTTGAATAGTTGCCTATCATTTTATTTTTCATCTTCTTCACCTCTTTTCAGCAAAGTCCGTTTAATGGGACTGTGATTGTGGTATTATTGATTGTGTGGGTGTTGATTGCAAGATTTTTATTAAGTTCACGAACCGTGTACTTAATTTGTAAAAAAAAGTTCCTCAATTGTAGTATTGAGAAATCTCGCTATTCTCAACTTAACCTCATCACGAGGAATTCTCTGACCTGTTTCATACATTGACAATGCGGATAAGCTGATTTTTACTGCATTTGCAAAATCTTCTCTTGAGATATTCTTGCTTTCTCTCAAGGTCTTGATTTTCTTGCCTATTACAGAAGCGTTCATTTTTAATCACCTCCTTGTTAAGTTCACATATCGTGTACCATTATGTTATCACAAGAATTTATGTTTGTCAACACATTTTGTGAAAAATTTTTCTTGATTTATTTCACAGTTCGTGTTATTATGTAGTAAAGAAAATTTCACAAGGAGTGATTTTATGTTCTCCGATGTACTTAGACAATTAAGGTTAAATGCAAATTTAAATCAAGAAGAACTCGCTAAAAAATTAGGTTGTTCTAAAAGTGCTATCAGTATGTATGAAAACGGCACAAGAGAACCCAATCTCGAAACATTAGAGGCTATTGCCGATTATTTTAATGTTGATATGAACACACTTACTGATTCAAAAACTTCTGCTGAACTTAATTCAGAACTTCAGGAATACCTTGAAGAACTCAAAAACAGAAGTGAAATGCGTATGCTGTTCAGCCTTGCAAAAGGTGCTACAAAAGAAGATGTTGAAAAAGCTGTTCGTATCATTGAGGCATTGCAAAAGGATGAATGATTATTGGGCGATATTTATATTAGAGGAATTGAACTGCCGCTGACTGTAAAAGGTGTTACTGTTGTGGATTCAGACGGTAATTTCAATGTTTACATAAATATTTTATTAAGTCATGCTGTTCAGCAAAAAGCAACAAAACACGAATTGAAACATATTAAATCAGGACACTTTTATGATTATGAGCCTGTTGTTTATAACGAACTTGAGGCTGATGCAATTTAGATAAGGAGTAGAATTATGGGTAAATTCAATGGCAAAACTTTTAAATCAATTGCAAGCGCTGTTGACGCAAGTAATACAGTAAATTTATTTAACAATAAAGCTATAGACAAAGCAGAATCCATATTGTTTCCGGATGAAGAAATCGTCCGTGCATTGTCAGGTGTATTAAAATCAGGAACAGGGATTCTTGTATTAACAACGAAGCGTTTATTTTCATATATGTCAATGTTAGGCGACACTCAGCAGGAAGAAATCCCCATAGAAGAAATTAAGCAGGTAAATATTGAAAAACCTTTATTACAGCAAGCAACAATTTCTGTTATGGGAAAACATAATGATATTGAGATTAAATTTTCAAGAAAAGCGGCTGATGATTTTTATAATGCTATTGGTGAAGTAAGGCGCTTTGTGAGCCAAAATAAAAATGAGAATTCCGCTCAAACATCAAATGAAAAAGATAGTATTCAACTTTTAAAGGAACTCAACGAATTGTATAAATCAGGAATACTGACTGAAGAAGAATTCACTTTAAAAAAGAAACAAATTCTTGGCATTTGATAATAAAAAATCCGCCCACAGCTGGCACTATGAGCGGTCAAGGGATAAAATATGAGTAAAAAGAACAGTAAAACACCGTATAACACGGCTAATGAATTCAGATATAGCAAACAATATAATAACACTACCAACGAATATATTCAGAATCGCTTAATTGCTCAAATTAGGTGGTATGGTGATAAAAGCAGAAAAGAGCAAAAACGCTATAAACAGTTATCTGTTGTTTCTATAATTGTAACAGCAGTCATACCGATATTTACACTACTACTTGATTTTGATTTCATAAATACATTTGCTAAAATTGTAATAGCAGTTCTTAGTTCGTGTGCAAGTGTTATTACCGGAATAAACACATTGTATAAGCATAAAGAACTTTGGGTTCAATACAGAACTAATTGTGAACTGCTAAAAAGTGTCCTACATAGATTTTACACACAGTCTGATGAATTTAACGGTAAAACAGAGGAAGAAGCGTTTAAGATATTAGTATCAAGTTGCGAACAATATTTTGTAAAGGAATTTGATAACTGGAATAACATTTACTCCTCAATAGGATCTTCTACAAGTTCATAAGATTTTTCAAAGATGTCAGGCTTACAGGGATACTTTTCGCCCCTTAATCCGGTAATGATATAATCTCCTACACTTGCTTTCATATCACCCTCAAGTGTATGGATAATCATTTCTTTGTCAGTCTGATATGCTTCAATTACAATTGGTTTTTTACGATATTTTTTAATCTTTTGTTCCATTTTTACAACTCCTTAATTTATTTTTAGAAAGGATGATTATATGCCCAGTTTAAAAACATACGATATATTTATTAGTCACGCTTGGAAATACGGAGAACAGTATACCGACTTGATGGATTTGCTTGAAAAAGCACCTAATTTCAACTTTAGAAATTATTCTGCTCCCTCAGATAATCCATTGAAGAACCTCAACAACACTGATGTTAAAAATAAATCTGAGATTACAAGTGCTATTAAAAGGAAAATCAAACCCGTTAACGCTGTTGTAGTAATATCAGGAATGTATGCAAACAACAGAGAATGGATGGAAAAAGAAATAGAAATAGCTCAGGAATACAGCAAACCAATCATTGCAGTAAAACCTTGGGGTAATACTAATGTTCCTACATACATTCAAAATGTATCGGATGTAATCGTTGCTTGGAATACATCCAGTATTGTTGGTGCAATAAGAGAATACTCTCTGTAAATTATTATAACCGAAATAATTATTTTTGTAAAATAAGCAAATTTGTAAAAATTGTACAAAAGAGAAAATCAAAAATGAATATATATACAAATCCGCCCTGCTCGACTGGTCCTCGAACAGAGCGGAATCATCCACACAGGGTGCAGATGATACGATTAAAACGCAAGATAATTGTATCACAATCCCTTGTGTTTTTCAAGTAATTTAAAGCACAAGGGATTTTTGCACCCTTTTTTCAGAAAAGGAGTGTATAAAATGAAACTGCCTAACGGCTACGGCTCTGTTTATAAGCTGAGCGGAAACAGGCGCAATCCGTGGGTTGCCTGCGTGACAATAGGATACAACAAAGAAACACGCAATCAGGAACGCAGAGTTATAGGCTACTTTCCCAACAAGCCGAAAGCTCTGAACGCTCTTGCTGATTACAATCAAAACCCGTTTGATGTTGATTCGGCAAGACGCACTTTTTCAGAAATTTATGAACTTTGGTACAAGGAGTTCATCACCGAAGACACAAATCCAAACACCAAAAGGCAGTATAATGCGGCATACAAACAATGCTCAATGTTATACAATCGCAAGATGTCCGATATAAAAATCATTGATATGCAACGAGTTCTCGACAACTGCAACAACGGTTATCAATCGGTTAGGCGAATTAAAATTCTGTTGAACAAAATCTACGAATACTGCATATTTCACGATATGCTCCGTAACAATCTTGCAGAAAAATTGAAAATCAATGCCAAGTCAGATGAAACAAAACGAGCACGCAGGGAGTTTTCGGAAAGCGAAATAAATCTTTTGTGGGAATATTCAAATCTTGATTCGGTAAAAATAGTGCTTATGCTGATTTATTCGGGAGTGCGTGTATCTGAACTTCTCAATCTGAAGATTTCAAATGTAAACCTTGACGAACAAACTTTCTTTGTTGAAAGTTCAAAGACCGATTCAGGTGTACGAACCGTGCCTATAGCAGACAAAGTACTGTCGTTTTGGCAGAAATTCATCAGCGATTCTCAATGTGGATATGTTCTGAATAATACCAATGGCAAGCCGCTGAAATACGATAACTTTAAACGCAACTACTGGACACCTCTGCAAAACGATTTAGGCTTAGACCACACCATACACGAAACAAGACACACCTGCATTTCAATGCTTGTATCGGCAAATGTGAACCATACAATCATCAAAAAAATAGTCGGTCACAAGTCGAAAATGGACTTGACCGAAAAGGTTTACACCCACATTAACCCAAAAGAATTGGTGAACGCAATCAACAAAATATAGTCTTATATTATCCTGAATTGTTCATAATTATGTTCCGTAGCTTACATATAGCTAACAAAATCCCCCATTTTCCCCATTCCTATCCCCCTTGCAAGTTACCTGCACCAGTAAAGGTGGTTTTTTAACCGCCTTTTATTTTTTGCCAAAGTTACTTAAAATGCCTTAAAAACGGCTTAAACACTGGGTTTTCGGGATTTCATAAATCTGGTTGGGTAATTTTGAATTAAGTTAAAACAAGATAAAATGCAGTCAAACTTACTGTCAAACTTACTGTCATTTTAGTTTGCCTGCCGATTTTCAAGGAAACAAGATAATATATTTTTAAAATTTGTTACACCGTAACACAAAAGATTTTTCTATTATTAAAACAATAAAGAGGTTAAGCAATTTTTTCTAACGCTTAACCTCTTTATTTTACAAAAATTTTCAATTTTTTGTTGTGCTTTTTGACAATATATGGTATAATATAAAAACTAAGATTATTGAGGTGATATTTTGTGGAAATAGTTAACTTTAGTGATATATATGACACTTTCACAAAAAATTTAAAGCGTAACATGGTTATTCCTATAATCGGTTCAGGTTTTACTCTTAATAGCGAAGCAAAAAATGGAAAAGTTCCATCTGGAAAAGACTATCAAGAGTATATGATTGATTCTTTGTGCAATAAATTTGAAGAACTTAATGAAACCAAGGGTGAAATGTACAAAGAATCTTTTTCTAAAATAGCTGAATTATATATCAAGCAGATTGATGATATTGACAAAAGGAATTACTTTGTTTCCAATTTTACCGATGTGAAAATCCAAGAGAAAAATAAGATTGACTTTTTAAAAATTGAATGGCCCTACATTTACACACTAAATATTGATGATGCAATCGAAAAAAACAGTAAATTTAATCATACTATCTGTTGTAATAATGAGAATGTAATTGAATCTGTCTTTGACGAGTTTAATTGTGTTATTAAATTACATGGTGATGTGAATAATTTAATTAATTATGGAAATTATAATTCAATTATTTTTTCAAGTAAACAGTACGCAACAAGTTTAGAAAGTAACAAAGTCCTTTTAAACAAATTAAATCATGATGCTTTATACCAAAACTTATTGTTTATAGGATGTAGCTTAAATGACGAAATTGATATATTAACTGTTCTTCCAGATGAGCGTTGCGAATGCGTTACGAGCAGATACTTATGTTTTGTAGGAGAACCTACTAAACTTGAAAGCATGAAGTATGAAAGTTTTGGAATTACTCATATAGTTAAGTTTAATTCTTATGATGATATTTATCAGAGAATCTATAAATCCTGGGTTGAAACTCAAAAAATAGCTACTGACGATTTAGATAATTATAAAAGTTTTATTGTTGAACAATCAGATGACTCGTTTGAAACAAATAAATCTTTTTTCTTGTATGGTAAAAGTTTAGTTGATAAAAACAAAATTACACTTCCTCATTTTTTCATTAGTCGAGAAATAACAAAAAATATAATAGCAGATATGAGAAAATTTAATTTGCAATTTGTTATTGGAAGTAGTTATTCAGGCAAAACATATATTTTC